TGCGATAGCGGCGCTACAGGCTCCGCTGAGTGCGTACAATTGTTCGGGTACTACCCACCTACCAGATAAAAGAAAAGGCCGCTAGAAGCGGCCTAATCTAATTTATGTTGCAAGCCCTAATTGTTTAGGGCTTGGCGTCTTTCATTGAAATATTCAAATAGGGCATCTGATAATCCTGCCCATATGCTTGTCATACCTATTCGATTGTCTGGCATCATGGCTATGCTACCGGATATATTGGTCTCAATAGTCTGGACAATCTCATAACCATTCAAATCATATTGGCCATGGCTATCGCCATAGGTTGAACCGTAAGCTTGTTGAGTATGACATAAGACACCATTTTGACCAATGTCATCACGATTGCGTATTTCACTAACACGTGCGCGAATGGTATCGGCTGACCATCCGGTAATATTCATCAATTGCCTAGTTGTCACGCCACCATCAACACGCATGGCTGAGTATAAAACACCAATGCGAGAACCGTTGCGGTATGGCTGTTCTGGCGTTGATATGGTGGTAGTGGCTGGCGCGTTATAGTCTAATCTATTCCAATCGCTATGCTGAAACATAGCCAAGATTAACTCGCACCATGCAAACAACTTATCAGCATCTAATGTCGCTTGGTGTTGCCTGAATTCGACTGTACCAATGCGCGCCCATGTTGCCATGTTGATTGCATAGAACTTGCCACCAATAATATCGGTTATTTGGCTAGCAGTATCAGCGCGCATAAAACGATCATAAGAACGGCCGTCAAAAGCTACATGGCTCATAGAATGGCTATAACGGTTATCACGGCGCGATTGCGGCAAGATGCCGTTTATATCACCTTGGTGATAGCCATAACGACTGATAACGTCTTTTACCAATGCCAATGGCATTGGCTGGCACATTGATGCGGTTGGTTGATAATACCGCCCATTGGCTGAATACTCGCGCTTTGAATTATCCCAAAAGTCTGCCTTGGTGATGTTACCTTGCACAAAACGATTACCCATATGAACGTGACCGCCAAGATTGCGATAACCAACCTTACCACCAACGCTTTCAACCCATGCAAAGAACGACGCTATATCTTCTTTTGCCGCATTGCATAGCGTGAATGGTGGGATGATGAATTCAACATCAACTTCTGGCGTACCGTCTGGCTTGGCTGATACCCAATGAAAACCGTTATCGCGGCAACGTCGCGCCCATAGCGTAGGGTTCCAGTTTGCACTTTCGCCGGATTGCTTTATTTCAACCTCAGTTCCAAACGTAGGATAATTGTCATTTTGAATATAAGTCATTGTTTTAACCTTTCTGTTTAATATTAAAGTGATTAGTCGTTTAGTTCGTATTCACAATTTTCGTCAATAACATTGTGAAAGTCACAAAATGATTTATCAACATTACCATCATGTACTGTAAAAACTTCACCGTTACGCCAAGCATCACTGAATTCAATTTCGTTCGCTGTTAAATTCAATAAATCCTGTAAGTAATCCATCAAATCGCTAATATTTGCAAAATACAGGGTATAATCAGGATGTCTTGCACCTATTTCAGTTTTGTAAAACATTGTTTTAACCCCTTTTATATTCTTTGGTTGTTTCGTTATATTGAATTGCAAAACCCTTAGAACGTAAATCAGCAATTTGCGCTCTAACTGTTTCCACATGCCATAATGTTGATTTTGATATTTCAATTGCTGTTGCGCCATTAATAACCATGCTGAAAAGAATTGATAAACGCTTAGATGATCTATTTGATGTTAAGTAAGTCATTGTTTTCATTACCTTTTTTCTGTTTTGTTAAGCATAGCTCTGGGCTATGTCTAAGATATACCATGCAATCTTTGCAACAATCAAGCGAAAAAGAACAATTGTTCGCATTTTTTTATTATTGATCGGCTGCGCGTGTGTGCGCGTACGGGAAAGAAACACGAACAATTGTTCGGGTTACACCGGGTAGCCCGACCCCGACCCCGAACCCCGAACAAAAAAAAGGCCGAGCCCGAAGGCTCGACCCGATCCCGACCCGAACAATTTATCATCCCGTTAGCTCCAGTTCATCTACCCAGTCTTTGGCGTGCCAAAGTTCGGTTTGGTCAAGCCCGAAGTCGCTATACCCACGCCAAATCCCATCGAAGTAAAACTTACTCGGTGGTGAATACCCGCTGGCATTCATTACGTATGTCATTGCCCCGTTGATCTCTACCTTTCGGTAAAGTCTTGGATACCCTTCATAATGATCCAGAGCCTGCAAACATTCGTCTGTGATGTCCCAGAACCCGACTGGCAACATTGCTGAAGGATCATTTGTGCGCTCAATATCTGCGACGCCCCGAAACACAAGCCGCCACCCAACGATATACGCCGCGCCTAAAGCTTTTGCTTTAGGACAGCGAATACTCATTTGTTGTTTGTTTAGGTTAGATCCATAGGCGAAGTATAACATTTACGCCACCTCCTTTAGCCAATCAGCAATCAGATCTAGTGCATCATCTACAAGGTACTTATTCAGACGCTCCAGCTTTTCTTTGCCTACTGTTTCTACGATCACTTTCTGTGCGTAACTTCTAGAACAACTTGCATCGTGTGCCGTGAAGTCAACAAACTCACGGATTACGAACATTGTTAACCGCGCCTGATCATTGTGGTTGCTTTTCAAGAAATCAAGGTTTGCTTGATAGTGCTCATAACCAAGATACGAGCCGTCCAACCAACAACGGAACATGCGCCGCGTTACATGGTTGACATCAAACAAATCACCGTTCAGGTCTCTTTTGATTCTTTCTGCTGTTTCTGCTGTCTTAGGCATCTCGCCCTCCTTTTTGTGTCTATGTACTTATATATAATGCAGTCATTGCATAGAGTCAACAACAAAACAGCAGAAAAAAAAGTTTATTTTGATCACCCCGGTAGCCGCAGCTGCACAGCGGCTGCAGCTAATAACCAGAACAATTGTACGAGTAACCAATCGCTGTGTTACAGTTACCGGTCGTACCAACTGCGGTGTTATAGTTACCTGTAGTATTGACAACGTTGGCAACGTTGGCATTGGAACCACACAGCGGAGATTCAGAACAATTGTACGGGTTAGACCGGGGCGCTGCGGCCGGGGCAAAAAAATACCCGGCTGCGAGCCGGGTGAGTTTGAAAATTGTTCGTATTGAATCAGCGCTTGGCTTTGTTCAAGAGGTAAACCCCCGATCCTGAAATCACAACACCGAACATTACGAGCCCGATATGTAACCAGAACGCTGTGAAGCTGTGTGGGTCTGGCTCCACTCCTGTCATCAGAAGAATCAACATAAACCCAATCGCCAATAAAAAGTTTCCTGTTTTCATAGTAAATACCTCATCAGTTGTTAAGGTGTAGGAGGTGCTGTTCGCATCACTGGTCGGCGGTCATCGCTTCCTCCTACACCTTATATATAGCAATCACTGCTACACCTGTCAACAAGAAAAAGAACTAAATAATACTTTTTTGCGATTCGAGTAGCACAGCGGGGGACAAGAACAATTGTACGTGTTTGCTGCCTCCTGTACGTCACCGCTGCGCCGTCCAACTCGAACCGGGGCAACGCCGGGCGTTTGAACCCGAACAATTGTACACCAAGCCCGGGCCTTCGAGCGCTGCGTGCAGCAGGCAAAAAACCCCGGCCGCTAAAAACGCCGGGGAGTTTCAGGGAGGATCCTTGATGATCGCCCCGATAAAACCCCGATGTCAAGCCCGATCAAGCCCGATCCCGATGACCGGGCAACCCGAATCCCGAACAATTATACGGGCGCAGCAGCCCGAATCACACCCCGATCCAAAAGTCATCGGAGAAGAACAGCCGCGAAACCACAGAATCCCTAGCCCGAACCCCGCCGGGGCGTCCCGAACCCGAACAATTTCCAAAAAACGCCCGGCAAACCGTTCCCTCCCCCCGCACGGGGAAAACCAGTACAATTTACCGTTATCAGCTATCTCGCGCTATATCTTGTGTTTAGTGCTCTATGACATCAATATCTGGTGTTACGTTATTCATGCGGGACTCTGCCAACCGCTTATATTCCGCCAATTTTTCAGATATTGCTTCCTTTGTGGACGCTGTAATATCCTCCTTAACTACGTGTTGTTTGTTAACAAGTAGTCCAGCCGCCCTTAATCTTAGTTCTTCTGCTCTTAGTGCTTCGCTAATTTTTCCCATTTCCCATGCTTGGTCACGCATTTTTTTCAGATCCCGAATAGACTTATCGATTGTGACCCCGAACCTAGCTTGCGCCTCTAGCCTCATTTCTTGCAATCGCTCTTGTACTACGGGGTTTTGCAATAGCCTGACCGCTTGCACTGTTGGGTTTTTGTATCCCGATTGTCTTGCTGCCTCTGTCTGTGTCATATCCTTATGCAGATAATAATCCAGAAACTGTTGTTGCTGGGGCTTCAGTCTCTTCAGACCA